TATGGGTTTCTGGTCTATCAGTTCTATATTGATATTTAAATTCTCTGGTATAGAGATATACATCAACCCCATATCCATTATCATGCCTTACAGAGCCAGTTCTATTTATTCCGTTTCTCGCATTTGGAGAAGATTTAGCTACTTGACCACCACTAAATATTATGACATCTACATTAACTTTTTTTGCTGCAGACATTAATATATTTTCTAAGTCGGCGACAATTTTTGTATTTCTAATTTTTCCTGAGATTCTATATTCTACTTGCCCTGCATTAGTGCCTTCGCCACGTGGTTGTATTACACTAACTTCTGGAGTTTCTGGAATATATATATTTCCTTCACCACGATATACTGACGCCGCTCCAGAAGTTTGACCTAGATTGCTGGCCATAGTAATTGCTTGTGTGCTTCTAGAAGTTTCACCATTTGGACCAATAGCCGTGTACTGAGGAAGTGGGAAATCAAAATCAAACTCCATCTCGCCAAGCTCTGTTTTAAATATTTCTAATTCACTGTCTGAAAATTCTGCACTGGGAATAGGAGAAATCTTCGCCGCCGATGCTCCTGTATCATTCATTTTAATGGTAGATCCATAAAGTGTCATTCCACTTTTTGAATTCAAATCCATCTCTGAGCCAGCGTGTATATTCATTTTCGAAGTCGATTTAATATTGACTTCTTTTCCTTTAAGGTTTAATATATTTTGAGTCGTAGCATTAATATTGCCAGAAGCTGCAAGTGTTACTGATGCATCAGCTTGAATATAGCAATCTGATAAAGACAATAAAGAAACAACGCCAGTAGATTTAATATTTGTTCTTCCCTCAGTTTTAACGCTTACATCCCCAATTGATTCTATCGCTACTTCTTCTCTTGCTCCAACATAAGCTGAACCGCCGACAGAGGCACGCATATCTCCACCTATATCCAGAGAAGCATTTCCTTCAATTCCTATATGCAATTCTGTCCCTTGTTGATGCAATTTATTTGCAGCTATAACAATATGGCCATCTGGATGTATTTCAATATACGCTCCAGATCTATGTTGGATGTTTATTCTTTCGTGATTTGGAGTATCATCATATTCGATAAGATGACCAGACTCAGTCGCATGAGAATGATTGTATGGGTATTGAGCATTGTATGGATCAGATAAACCTCCAGCCGAAGGTTTTTTTCTTTTAATGCTTGCCCCACCACCTTCTGCATTTACATTTAAATTTTCTGGTGGTGAATCTGATTCTGCAGGCTGGTCTAGATTTGCTGTTTGTAATTCTAATATAGAATTTTTAATTTTATCTAAATCAGCTTGGGTTTCTATATCAACATTATTTTTAGAAATTGACATTATACTGTAACTCCTGGACGAAAGTCTAGTTTATCTTCAGGTGTTCCGTCCAAGAATAATCTTTGTTCAGATATTCTTCGGTTGACTAACCCATTGACAATTTGACCACTTGCTTTATTATATAATAGTAATGCTTCAGAAATTTCTCTATTACTTCTTTTTCCGTTATCGGTTAATGTGCGAAGAGTTCCTGATCCTAGATTATATGCAAAACTGGTTAAAGCATCTTTTTGTTTACCAGACCAATTATATTTCCAAGTACCATTCCATCTTTCAACTTGACTTGCAAAACTAGATAAGTTACTTTCAAGCCTAGTCTTTGCTTCTTCTTTCGTGATAACTTCAGAAGCAGAATTTGCCTTTGTTCCATATCCAATGCTGTATTGTTTATGATCCCAAAAAGCTTTTGGCGAAAATCCCTCAAAGGAAGCAACAATATCTACCAATCCTGCTCCAAGATTTACGTTATTGGATAAATCTTGCGTGTCATATGGATCGATACCTCTAGATCTCGAATTAGTGGCTGGTCCAGTTTCTCTAGGATAAACCCCATTTGGATCCTGAAATCCTCCTTGAGAAGAAAACCCATCATTGTATCCAGGAAGTGACCCCATCACCACAGGTTCTTGTGCTCTATTTCCATCTAAGAAAAATCCTAAAACCCAAGAACCTTCTATTAATCCTGTAGGAGAACTTCCTACACCACTTATACTTGCGCTGGTTGCTGGCATCATAACCATTGCCCAAGGTAGTCCTTCTATCGGAAGATCTGCAGTGTTCTCAGTATGGTATCCAAATATTCTTACTTGACATCTGCCTAGCTTTGCTGGATCGGCTCGGTTCTCGACCACACCAATCCACCATACAAATCCATTATCCGAAAGAGTATTTTTCATTTATTTTTTACCGAAAGCTTTCTTGATCGCAGCCTTCACAGTTTTTTTCTTTTTGCCAGCTTTTTCTTTCTTTTCTTCGACTAATTCTTGAGGTTCTGGCTCTTGTACAGGCTGAACATCAGGTTCAATTACTTCTTGCAAAAATTCTTGTTTTCTAGGTAATGGCATGATTTTCTCCTTTATACCGTTCTTTTTAGTACTGTTGATTTTAATTCTGGCACATATTCTGCCTTATATGTATTCCCGTCAGATAATGTGACTTCTGACGTAGTAGATTTATTCTCAGATATCTCTACAACTTTTTGTGCGTCTTCAACATTTAACACTTTTTTTGTATCTACATTTCCACCAAGTTTATTTAATTTATCAGATTGAGATTCAAATCCAGTAGCTCCGGAAAACATTTTGTCTGAAATGTTTGAGATATTTCCGTTCATATTAACTGTAGCGGGTTGAGTGTAAAATGTATCTGCTCCACCATCTCCGAGTGCTTGGTTTACTGCAAATCTTGCAGCCTCAGATATTACTCTTGATTTGACGTCATTAAATGTTTGCGACTCTGCACCTAATGATGAAAGAGCTGAAGTGGGGTTATTATAATTGAATGCATTTGTTCCAGAGTCTATCATAGGAAGTACACCGCTGACATCGGGAAGACTTGCTTGTGATTGTTGGTATTCATCTTCTTGTATGCCAGCCTCTTTCACGCACTCTAAAATGGTATTGAATTTATCTCCAGAACCTTCTATCATATGCCTAACAGAGGTAACAATATATCTTCCACTTAAAGAACCATCGTCTTTTTCTTTTTGGTCTAAATCGTTTGATGATGATGGTATTCTAAGGAGTACAACATTTCCAACATTAATATTACTATCTCCTGGAATATCAACTGTCACTATTGTGCTATTAAGATTTAATATAGCTGCGACCTTTTTCCCCATAAAGTTTGTTTTTTGACTAGGGGTGACACCTTCTCGAGAAAATCTAGAATCTATATCATGACCAATTCTAGAAGTAGTATAGAATATTGCGGGAGAAGATGTTTCTCCAACTTGTCCTAATGCAGAAACCTGTTGAAGTTTTGGCAACGAAGAATTAGACTTAGAATAATTAAACTCGGAAACGTTCCATTGTCTCCGCATTATATCTAATTGATAGTTTTGGTTTTTAAGCATCCCTCCAGTGACATTATCATAAAAACTATTTTGTTTATCTATAGAGTATGAATTGATTTTATAGAAGTCACTGTCGTCATCAAAGTTTTTTGGTTGATAGACATATTGTCCTATAGGATCTTGGCTCACTAAATTTCTAAGATCTTTAAATTTAAACCCTTGACTATCTTCGAAAAATACATAATATGGCACACCAATATCATTATCAGCTTCGTGTGCTAACATATTAATAGATTCTATGGGAGAAAGCATAGGAATAACCATTTTCTGATTTCCTGATGTCTCATCTATTTCTACGGTTTTAATTACATCTACATTTGCTATCCTGCCCACATCATATAATTTTTGAGCCGAGCTATTGTATACATAATTATCAATAATATCTTTTACCATTTCTGATATAAGTTGCCCACCATTTGTTCCATATGCCCTTGATATATGATATCCAACATTTTGGTATAATTCTATACTTGATCCATGGATTAAATATATTTCCCTATTGTCGTTCATTTTAACTCTATCGGAAACTTCATGAAGAACAAATAGATGATTTAAATATTCAAGAGAATCTTCTGCAGACTTCCAAGAAACTGCTAGAAGTTCTCCTCCAGTAAATCCACCAGCAATAGAATTTAAAAGTGCAACCGAATCTTGTATACTTATTTCTGCCCTCATAAAAGGTTCTGCTATAGATTGATATATATCAAGTTGCACCACTAGTTCGCTGACGTCAATCAATTGATTTCCGGCAGTTATTAAATTAATAGTTGCAATTTCTATATCACCAGCATGGCGATAACCTGTTCTAGACATCAGATACCACTTCTAATAATAGTTTTTACTTCAGATTCGAGTTGAGGGAGAAACTTTGGATCTAAAAGATTAATGCTTCTCTTTGCATCATTTATCTCAACTTCATAGTCATATTGGGTTACAGATTTTCTTTCTGACGGTGCCAAAGTATTATACTTAGTTAAATCAATAACATGATATTTTTCTTCTGTAACTATTCCATCAAATGTAATTTCTTTTGGTTGATATATCCAACGATACTCGTATACTGTACTTTGCGCTGATGCTATTGAACCATATTTTTGAGAAACATAATCATTAAACATAGGATCAAACATTGGCCATTCCCAGATTGGATCTTGTATATCATTATAATGTAATACAACCCAAGCCCATTTAGAATTACCATAAAATTTATTTGCTATAGTATCTGGTCTGTCGCCAGCCTGTATATCATACTTATGAAACGTTCCGACTTTATTTTTCACAGAACTTCTTATTTTAAATCTTCGCAGTATATTTTGAAGATATACTGTCTTTCCATCACCTTTTAAATCATGTGCTGTTGTGGGAAAATAACTGAAGTAATTACTCATCCTGCTCCTCCAGAAACTGCTGCAGGCGATATGCCTTCATTTGTAGACTCTTTAGTAATAATTTTTGTTTCTTGAAACCCTAGTGTGATCTCAACTGAAACTGGAGCGCCTGTTTGCTCAAAAAACAATGGCATATTTTCTCCATTATAGTTGACGCTAAAGTTTTTAAGAACGCTGTTATGTATTTTATATAGATAAGGTTGTATTTCTGGAGAGAATGAAATATCAAACTCATCCGGATAATCAAATGCTAGTGATCCTGCCTTATAATTTGGATGCATATGAAACTCAAAGGCTTTGATAATATTATCTAACATTATAGATTCTTCTTGGCTTCTTGCTGTAAACTTATAACTGAACTGATGTTCTCTAAATCCAACACCTTTAAATAGTACCGCCATATGAGGATTAATAGCTGTTCCCTCATTAAGCATCAAACCTTGCACAACATTCTCTGCACCACCGATACCCAAAGCTGCACCCACAACCCCAGCAGCTATTCCGGCTCCTGCCACTCCAGCTACAGTTGCTCCTGTTGTACCTAATCTCACAGCATCGTCTGCAGAAAGGTTTTTATTTGCCATTGTATCGAGCGCTGAAGTCGATTTATTTTGTATACCTGTAGCAATATCTGTCATTGCTTGACTAGCCTGTGCACCGCTGATTTTTCCTGCTGCTCCAGCTCCCAGTAATCCTAGTTCTTGATTATCATAGTTTGCAGAGTATGATGTTTGTAAGTTGTTGGGAACTGGAAGTGCTATTGTTCTTAATGTTGATTTACTAGCAATTTGTCTTGTGCGGGATTCACGTGTTGATTGAAACACCCTAAATACCATAAAGTGATCACCATCTAAATCTCTAGGAAAGGACAATCCTTGGTATCTTCTCGCATAAAGTGATCTTAGTGCACTTGAAAATAGGTTGCCTGCCTGCAGCTTAGATTGGATCAGGTTATTGAAGTTTGCATTTATTGAGAATCCATCGCTACCCAATGAGAAACTTAAACTATTTCTCATATCTGCAACATTCCCCTGCGTGCTACTTGCAGGTGGACTAGAAGAATTTAAAGAAGTTCCTACATTAAAGTTGATAGCCATGGGATTTCCTTATAGAAGTTCCTCTTATTTATAATTGAAAAAATGAGCAAGTATTACAAAGGTCGTTATAAACCAAAATTTCCTGAAAAATATAAGGGTGACCCAAGTAACGTCGTATATCGAAGTTCTTGGGAACTAAACTGCATGACATATTTTGATAAGAATCCGGATATAATCTGGTGGGCATCAGAAGAATTAATTATCCCATATAGATCTCCTATTGATGGCAGAAAACATAGATATTTTCCAGACTTTATAATCAAAACAAAAAATAAAGAAGTTATAGTGATAGAGGTAAAACCTCTTAACCAAACTTCTGCTCCGAAGCCACAGAAAAAGCTCACAAAGAAGTATCTCACTGAGGTTCAAACTTGGGGTGTCAATCAGGCAAAGTGGAAGGCGGCGAATGAATATTGTTTAGATAGAGGTTGGAAATTTACTGTTGTAACAGAGAAACAATTGTTTGGCAAAAAGCCTAAATAGTATAAAAGGAGAATACCATGTACGAATATAGATGCACAATTAATAGAGTTGTTGATGGTGACACGGTTGATGTTGATATTGATTTGGGATTTGGTATTGTTATGACAGATGAAAGAGTTAGAGTGATGGGTATCGATACACCAGAGTCTAGAACTTCAGATAAAGTTGAAAAGGTTTTTGGTCTTGCTGCAAAAGAAAGATTAAAAGAAATATTATCAGAAGATCCTATTTTATGCACACAGATTGCAAAAAATGGAGAAGATATGAAAGGGAAGTTCGGTCGAGTTTTAGGAGACTTTAAAGTTGGAGATAGACTTGCTACTGAAATTTTAATTGAAGAAGGACATGCTGTTCCGTATTTTGGTGGATCAAAAGAAGAAACTCAGGCAGCACATATGGCTAATAGAGAACGTTTAATTGCCGAAGGTAAAGTGACACTATAATGGCTACTGTATTCGACGATCTATTGCTAAAAGGTATTCGTGGTGGACAAATTCCTGCACGAACACAAGATGCAAGAAACTGGTTTAGAGATAGAGCAAAAGGAACTGGTGCGACTCCGGAGAGAATCGTAAGAGGGAACAAAGAAGCTCTTAAGAATAGACCAGCAGTTGGTCGGATGTATCACTTTTATTATGATCCTAAAGGTAAACAAAAGCTTCCATATTACGATACGTTTCCGCTAATCTTTATGGTTGGTCCAGCAACAGGTGGTTTCTATGGAATCAATATGCATTACCTACCATTAAAATTAAGAGCAACCTTAATGGATGCTCTTTACGACACAACAAATAATAAAAAGTATGATGAAAGCACTAGGCTAAAGGTATCATATGACACATTAAAAGGTGCTTCCAAATTTAAAGCATTTAAACCAACATTCAAACACTATCTGTCTACAAACGTTAGATCTAGATTTATTCAAGTAGAACCTTCTGAGTGGGATATCGCTTTGTTCTTACCAACAGAGAGATTTGTAAAATCTAATAAGAGACAAGTACATGCCGCAAGTAGGAAATTAATAACATGACTTTTAGCGTTCAAGAACTTAATAGCTCATTAGAGAAAACAGGAGTTGCAAAGGCATCACATTTCGAGGTCCAATGCTCAGCTCCGAGTAATCTTGTAGATCTCGAAAGAGACATGATGTACAGAGCAGATACTGCAGAAATTCCTGGAAGATCACTAGCAACTTTTGAGCACAAATTTGGAAATCAAGGTCCAATTACTAAACTACCATATGGCCAAGTATTTACTGATATGACAGTCAGTTTTCTTTTGAGTGAAGATTTAAGGGAAAAACAATACTTTGAGATTTGGCAAGAGTTTATGTATAATACTGGTGCTTTCGAAACTGGTGTTGGCATCAGTAAATTTAAACCCAAATACTATGATAATTATACGGGATCAATTATAATTCGCCAGTATGGTTCTAATGGAGAATTGAGAACCATCTGCACTTTGATGGATGCATATCCTTTAATTATATCCCCAATTACAATGAATTGGGCAAATGAAGAACTATTGAAACTTAATGTCACATTTGCATATAGATATTATAAGTTAGCCTTTGTGATGCAAGACCAACCGCATAGAGGAGCATCATTCGGATTCTCTCTCGGGCGTGGAGGAATTAATGCATTTTTCAATAATAATAATGGATTGGCACTTGGACTAAATAATGGAAGGATTGGAGGAAGTTTTGCGAGTCCTCCATTACAAACACCAATTGGTCCAGTAAATTTTAGAATTAGATCATGATGAGGAGATTATTATGTTACCTATGGTGCAAGCACCCAGCTTTATAACAAAGCTGCCGTCAACTGGAGTTGAAATAAAGTATAGACCATTTTTGGTCAAAGAAGAAAAAGTTTTATTGATGGCGCTCGAGGGGCAAGATCAAAAAGAAATTATGAATGCAGTATTCAATATCGTTAGTGAATGTATAATTACGAATATAAATGCAAATGAGATATCAACGTTTGATCTAGAGTATTTATTTTTAAAGTTACGTGGCAAATCAGTCGGAGAAATTATTGAACTGACTGTTGGACATCAAGGAAATACTGATTGTGATGGGAAATCAAAAGTGTCAATTAATATTGATGATATTGAGGTCCAAGGAAAAATTGAAAATGGTAAAATTATGATCGATGATGATGTCGGTGTTAAAATGAGATACCCTAATATAACAGATATGGAAAAGATCCAAACAGCTGTACAGAAGGATAGTATCTCATCAACATTCGAAGTTATATCAATGTGTACTCAATATATCTTCGATAGAGATAATGTGTATAATGATTATACTGATAAGGAATTAGAAAGTTGGTATGAAAATTTAAGTCAACAACAATTTGAGAAGATCTCTAATTTTTTCTCAAATGTTCCTAAGTTGGCTCATGACATATACTGGACATGTCCAAAATGTGGAGAATCTGAAACTATACATCTGGAGGGTATGGAGTCTTTTTTTACATAAGCTTGGTTCATGATAGCCTAGCTAATATGTACCAAATGAATTTTGCTCTAATGCACCACCACAAATATAGTTTGACAGAACTTGAAGAAATGATACCATTTGAACGTGATATCTACATTACTTTGTTAAAGCACTATCTTGAAGAAGAAGAGGAAAGACAAAAACAAAGGAAATAGAAATGGCAGCTGCAAAAACACTAGCACCAGATTCAATTTATGCTCATCTAGATAAAGATGGTGATGGAATTATTACCGACGAAGAAATGGCTCGTGCGAAAGAAATCGCAGAGTTTGAACATCAAAAGGCAATGCGTGAAAACGAAGATGCCAAAGAAGATCAGATTAGACAGATGGCTTGGTTCGCCCTTTGGGGTATGCTACTCTATCCAGTGT